TACGCCTCTTGGACATTCCGCAAAGCCCCTAAGTTCTTTGATGTGGTGACTTATACTGGGAATGGTTCTACACAAACAATTAGTCATAACTTGGGAAGTGTTCCGGGCACTGTTATTGTAAAGAAAACAAATTCTAGTGCAAACTGGATTGTATATCATAGGTCTTTGGGTAACGACAAGGCTGTATTCTTAAACCTTACTTCTAGCCAAAGTAGTTCAACCACATATTGGAACGCAACAACTCCAACAAGTAGTGTGTTTTCAGTAGGCGCTAATAGTAATACAAACGGAAACGGTGATACATTCGTAGCCTACCTATTCGCCCACAACGATGATGACGGTGAGTTCGGCCCTGATGGTGATGCTGATATTATCAAGTGTGGGAGTTATAGTGGTCAGGCCACTGTTGATTTAGGCTTTGAGCCTCAATGGCTTCTTGTGAAACAAACAGGTGCTACGAGTAGTTGGCGTTTAGTTGATAATATGCGTGGCTGGGGTATGGGAGATGCAGATTTATTTTTAGCACCTGATAGAAGTGACGCTGAACTTACATCACAAAATTGGATTGATATAACCCCTACTGGCTTTAAAGTCACAAACTCAAATGCTAATGTTGCTGGCACAAGCATGATCTACATAGCCATTCGCCGTGGTCCTATGGCTGTGCCTGAAGATGCGGATGATGTGTTTGATATACATTTAGAAAGTGCTTCTGCTGGGACATACACTAATACAACAGGTTGGCCTGTAGATTTACAACTGCAGACAGCTAGAACTACTGGCATTCATAGACCTTATGATAGACTAAGAGGCGGTGCAAAATACCTAGACACTGCATCAACAAATCAAGAACAATCTGGTGGTACTGCAAAGTTTGATAATAATACTGGCTACACTAATAGTACAAGTCTGCAGCTTGTAGATTGGCTATGGCGTAGAGCACCAAATTATTTTGACATCGTTGCTTACTCTGGGAACGGAACAGCAGGGCGTACTGTAAGCCATAACCTTGGTGTTGCACCTGAGATGATGTGGGTGAAGCGTAGAAGCACTACTGGTGAGTGGGCGGTTTATCATTCTGGAGTTGATGCATCTGCGCCAGAAGACTACTACCTTTTGCTTAGTGCGACAAATGCACGGGCTACTAGCACTACTGTTTGGAACGATACTGCCCCTACCTCAGATGTGTTTTCACTTGGCACTATTGGTTGGGTAAATGCCTCAGGTCACGACTACATAGCCTACCTATTCGCAAGCCTAGATGGTATATCCAAGGTGGGATCGTTTACCTCTGACGGAACAGATATGACAATTGACTGTGGATTTACGTCTGGTGCTAGGTTTGTTCTTTTAAAGAAAACAAATGCATCAGATGATTGGTTTGTTTGGGACACTGAGCGTGGGATTGTAACAGGCAATGATAAGAGAATTAAACTAAATGACACTTCCGCTGAAGCAACAGGGGCTGACAACATAGACCCAGATAACTCTGGTTTTATAATTAATAACAATATACTTGGTGGATCAGGCAACACCTTCATCTTCTACGCAATAGCATAACAAGGAGAACACAACATGTATGCTAAAATCTCAGGGAACACAGTAACTAAATTCCCATACACATTCGGAGACTTACGAAAAGATAACCCTAACGTGTCTTTTCCTAAGAACATTACATCAGGTATCATGAACAAGTACGGCATGGTAGGTGTACTAGAAGGGCCAAAGCCTACACTTACAGCTAACCAACGTTCACAACGTAATGCTTTACCTACGAAGCAAGACGGTGGATATTGGATGATTGAGTACACAGCAGTAGACCTTACAGCAGAAGAAATTACTGCTCGTGATAATGCTACTGCTGCAAACAATCGCAGTAGACGTGATGAACTATTGAAAGACACAGACCACTATGGGTTGTCCGATGTCGCAATGTCACAAGAGATGATTGATTACAGAGCAGCACTAAGAAATTTACCAGAACACGATAACTGGCCTAATCTTTCTGACTCTGATTGGCCTACAAAGCCATAAATAACTTGACAAATTAGTATTTATGTGTAAAACTAAAGATATAATAGTATTATGAGTGACATCAAACTTTCTCCAGAAGAAATAGAAGATATGCTAGATCGTGCAGCTAGGCGTGGGGCTAAAGAAGCCCTACGTTCTATTGGCTTACTAGACGATGATGCACAAAGAGATATTACAGAGATGCGTAGCTTGTTGGAAGCATGGCGTGACACTCGTAAGTCTGTCTGGTCTACAATAGTAAAATTAGCTACCGTTGGAGTCCTGACGTTTATCGCAGGTGCGGTATGGATGACAATGGGTAAGTAAAGGTAAAGTATTATGGCAGGTGAATTAACAATTGAGCAAAATACAGACGGAACCGCTACTATCAACTTTGAAGGTGGAGGTTCTCATACTGTAGGTAAACCTGGAGATAACATAGAAGAAAATGTTAAGGCTTTACAAAATGCTTACGGTGATCGTATTGGTAATGTTGTTCAAGGTGAAAGTACGTATGAGCAACAGACAGCTTCTATTTCTGAATATCTAAACAACAATAATAATACTACCGCATCAAACGGTGTACCTGCATGGGTAGACCCTGATTATGGTTATGATGTAAACAATCCACGTAAACCCAACATGCGTGAGATGATGGAGATGATCGCAGGTAAATCTGTAGAGGAAATCTACGCTTCTGGTGAAGACTATAGTGACATAACCCGTTTAGCTTCTGACTTACTATATGGTAGTGTTGGTTCTAATCAAGATACTCGTGACTTTGTTGCTATTACTAATGCTGCTACTGACCCTACTACAGGACAGATTGATGCTAAAAAGTTTGTAGCTGCCACACAAATTGCTACATCACAAATGTATGGTGGTACTACAGTTAAGTATATGTCTGGTGGTTATCAAACAGACGAAGCAGGTAATACTGTAATAGGTTCGGATGGTAAACCTGTATCATTACCGCCTATGGGTTACATTGTTGGCGGTAATGGCACTATTCTACGTAGTTTTAGTATTAACAATGTAGATAACATGACACAACAATTGACTACGTTTGGTGTACAAACAGTAGACTGGGTTGGTGATTTTATGAATGCCATGCAGCAATCTGGTAATTTTAATGAAACCCAAATGCAAACTAACCTAAAAGCATTAGGTGACTTACAAAATGCATATAACCCTTGGGCAGATTATCAAGACATCTGGGGCATGGAAGGTTTGACTACAGGTGTTGCACCTATGATTGACAACTTTCAAATTATCTCAGGTAAAACACTTAGTGGTACTGGTACAGGTACACAAACTACGCAAACAGGTACTAGTGCTACACAAGTAACAGGTGATCAGACACAACAACAAACAGGTACAGATGATGCAGTATCACAGGCTGCTAACCAAGCTATACAAACACAGCAAGATTTACCTCAAACTGTATCTTACCAAATGCCGCAAGGGTATCAAGGCTCAGGGTTTATGCCTACGTATATGGATCAAACAGGTATGGGTATGCAAACACCTACCATGGCCCCTATGACAGGTACATTTACTAAACCTGCAGGTACAGGTATGTTGAGTACACAGCCATCTCAAACATATACTATTGGTCAAACAACTGCACCTACACCACAAGCTCCTGCACAACAATCTTATGAAGTTCGTATGTATCGTAACGATGCTGGCATGACTACAAGTATTACATTTGTAAATGGACAACCACAGACACCAATTCCGTCTGGATTCTATCCTGTAGATCAACAACCCGCAGGGCAGATGCCATTCCAACCACAGGTTCCTCAAGTGCAAGCACCTACACCACAACCAGTAACACCTTATACACCTCAGTTTAATATGAACCAAGGGGGTATTGTACCACCAATCCCTACACCGTCAGGTAATAAGTTTGGTGGGTTTAAACCAGAGGCATTACAACGTATTGCACAGAACCTTGGTTACTCAGGTGACATGGGTGGCTTTGATCAGTACTTGAATGACAATCCAGATAAGAAACAAAAGATGGATAACTACACTACTCGTGCTCGTCAAATGGCAGAGGGTGGTTCTGTACAAAAGTTTAGTAATGGCGGTGATCCACAAAGCACCACTGTATCACTACAACAGTACGATCCTCGTGTATTAAATCAACAGTATATTCCACAACAACCTGATTTAACAGGCATGAACTTAACACAAGTACAAGAGCAGATGGCTAAGACCCCTGGGTTACCTACTGGTGCAACTGTAGTTCCAACTGGTACACAACTAACTGCAGGTCAACTTGTGTCACCTTACTCAGGTCAGGTAGCAGGATCACTTGCACTACCTACTGCACTAGCTGCAACTGAACAGGCTATGATGCCTATGACAGGACAGGCAGCTTTAATGTCACCTATTGAAGCTTCAGGTGCTATTGGTGCAACTGTAGATCAAACACAGGCTGCACAGCTACAACAAGTAGCAGGTATTACTGCAGCACAACAAGAAGGTACATCTGTAGCTAATGTAGAAGCTGCACAGGGTACAGGTATCTTGATGGATAACCCTGTACAACGTCAGATACAGGACGGTGAACTTATCTCTGGTGTAGCTAATGCTCAGACTGCTGCGGCATTCAATGAAGAGATACAAGCTGCAACTGCTACACCTACTAAGCAAGCTACCGTACAAGGTCAGCTAGAAACACTTATGGCTCAGTTTGAAGGTGGTAATACACCTGCATGGGCAGCAGGTTCAATGCGTAATGCAATGGCTACACTGTCTGCACGTGGACTGGGAGCATCTAGCTTGGCAGGTCAAGCTGTAATCCAAGCTGCTATGGAATCTGCATTGCCTATCGCACAGATGGATGCACAGGTAACTGCACAGTTTGAACAACAGAACTTGTCTAACCGTCAACAACGTGCTATACTTGCAGCACAACAACGTGCTCAGTTCTTGGGACAAGAGTTTGACCAAGCATTCCAAGCTCGTGTAGCTAACGCAGCTAAAGTTAGTGACGTTGCAAACATGAACTTTACTGCTGAACAACAAGTAGCACTAGAGAACTCACGTATTGCAAATACAATGGAACTAAACAACCTGACAAACCG